ATTCAGGCTGATTTTTGATATCTACACCGACAACTTCTGAAGCTCCGGCCAAATAAATACCCATACTAACCCCTCCGCCACCACAAAACAAATCAAGAATACGGTATTTTTTAGAAAGTTTATTTCTATCTAAATTTTCAGAAACTTCAGCAACAGTTGCGTTATATAAGCTTTTTTCTTTTGTTTGATTTTTTTCATCCATATCTTCCATCCGAAATCTATATCCTAAACTCATAGCTTTAAGTCTGTCTTCCGGCAATCTATTTTTTCGACGTTCAGCAATAAATTTTTTAATTGATTCCAATTCCTCTGGAGTGTATTCTTTGGAAGGTCCTATTATTGTATCAAAATCTTCTAAATCTAATTTTGATTTTTCTTTTTTATTTGTTTGTTTGCCCATTTAACAAATATAATGATTATTTTATAATGTTTGACAAAATTTGTTTAATTTTATCAAATTTTTGATACGATATTCTAATTAGATGTATTCCTTGCTTTCTACAAAAATGTTTTTTTATTTCATCTCTATTTTTCAAATCTTTAAATGCCATAACGCCTCCAAAAAATTTAATTGGTTTAAAATGCTGTTCTCCATCATACTCAATACAAATATTATAATCTGGTAAATAAAAATCAAAAGATAGTTTTTTTTTATTTTTGCAATCATTAAATTTTTTTTGTCTTATATAATTAATTTTTTTCTCTTTTAAAAAATCAAATATTACATTTTCACCCTTTGAATTTTTACAAATTGGACAACCAGCTCCCTGTTTGTGTGCAGCCGGCGTTTGGCTGAACGTTCCATGCGTTGGACAAACAATATCAACCAATGTATGAGTTCTTATATAATTAACTTTAGAATAATCATAAAAGCTATTATGTTTTTTTTCAAACTGATTAATAACATCATTTTTACTAATAGAAACACCTCCAACACAATTTGGACAATTTTTACCTGATTTATGTTGAGAAGGAGTTTGTTTAAAAATCCCATGCTTTTTACATATTATAGCAATTTTTTTATGACCACCGATATATTTTATTTTGGAATAATCATACTTATTTTTATGTATTTTTTTAAACTCTTGTATTATAAATTCATTTTTATTAATAACATTTCTAATAGAACATTTAACGTTTTTTAGTAATGATTCTAAAGAAATTAAATGCTTAGTTTTGAATTTTTTATATATAATAATTTGTTTACTTTTTTTATTTTTAAAATCAACAAGATGATAATCATATTTATTTTTATGTATTTTCTTAAGATTTTGCAAAATTTCATAAGGGCATAAAACAATTTCATATCCACACATCGAACAGCCATGACCTTGTTTGTGAGAATTTGGGGTTTGACTAAAAAATCCATGTTTTTTGCATTTTATTTTAATTTTTGTTTTTTCATTTATATAATTTACTTGAGAATAATTATATCTATTTTTATGTATTTTTCTAAATTGTTCTAAAATTTCTTTTTGAGTTAATTCTCTATTTTTAGCACATTTTGGACAACCAACACCTCTCTTGTGAACATCTGCTGATTGTTTAAAAATTCCATGTAATTGACACTTTATATTCGATTTAGTAATCGCATCTTTATAAAAAAATTCAGAATAATCATATCTATTTTTGTGTACTTTATAAAAAATATCTAAAATTTTAAGCCTATATTGTTTTATTTTTTTATTGCTATATCTTATTCTAGAACACTCACAACAACCACTTTTCCCATTAATATGAGCATCTGGAGTTTGATAAAATTTTCCATGTATAGGACATATTATTAAAATTTTTAATTTACAATTTTTGTATTTTGATTTTGAATAATCATAATAATTTTTATGAATTTTATTAGATTTTTCTATAAAATTTAATATCTTTCGACTTTGAATATTGATGTTTTCAGTCATATATACAAAACAAATGTATTTTTAAGACAATTGCAATATATTACAAATAAAAAATCCTCTAAAAAATTAAATTTTAGAGGATTTAAATACGCTATATATAAAACCATATTGCTTTATGCTACAATTTCAGGAAGAGTTACATTAACTGTTTTCCAAATAACGTTTTTATTCTGAATAGCTTTCTTTAAATTATTTTCTTGTTTATTCAATTTACTTTTACCAGTTTTGATTTCATAAAATATTACTTGTTGTATATTATCCTCAGAAGCACCATCAAATATTATAAAATCAACTGGTGCACCAACAAACCTAGCATCAGAAGGGTTATATTCAAAATCTTTTGTAAATGGAAATATTTGTTCCCACATTTTACCATTCAGAACAGCTTTTGACCTATCTATTGCATCTTGTCGTATTGTTTTTTCATCATCTTTAAATTTTTGATTTAATTCAGTTATTATTTTATTATGCTCTAATGTTAAATTAGAAACTTTTGATTCCCATTCTGAATTTAAAGATACTTTTAAATCTTCCCAATTTGGGGATGTCTTAACTTCAATATTTGAATTTTTTTTTGAAAAAATAACATATCCCACTACGAGTCCGGATACTATACCTGCAATAATTAATAAAATTGTTGTAATCATTTTGTTTATTTTTAATCCCTACTCTTCAAAACCATTTTCGGGTTACTGGTTGATTGTTTACAAATATAAACAATATTTATAATTTCAAAAAGGTAAAGAATTTAAATCTTTTTCTTCTTTTTTAAATTTCAATTCAAATTTAGAGCTATATTCTAAAAGTATCTTTTTTAATTCATTTTCTCTTTCTTCACTTGGTTCATATCCAAAAATAGTTTTATACTTATTTGTTAAATGTTCTACAAGTTCTATTCCAAGATTTATAGCCGGCTTAAACGATTCTGAATTATTTTTCGCTTTTTCAAATATAATTTCATCCAAAAAATTTTCAATTGTTTTGATAGCTTCTTTTGGGGCATTTTCTAATTCCCTAAGAGAGTGAAGAGATTCTAAAATTATTAAAAAATTAGTATATCCTATTTTAAAATTTTCCGCAATTTCTTTTATTAAATCCTTGTCTATTTGGCCTTTAAAATGACCTAAAATATTTGCTTCTTCATTAATCTTATTTATTTGATTATAATAAGCAAGTTCTTCATTTAATTTTTCTATATTCATATTAATTATTGTTTAATACAAAATATACAAAGTTTTTTTAAAAAAACAAATTTTTTAAGAAAAAATTATCATATTTTTTAACAAACCGACTATATTTACTTATCCAATGACTAAAAGAAGATATTTTATCTATTTTGCTCTATAAATTCATTTGTAAGCCTTTGGATAATACGTTTTGTATCTGAACAAAAATCTCCGGACATTATCCAATTCATATATTTAGTATCAGATGCCATGCTTGAACCCACTGCTTGGTTTTGATATTTACCAAAAGTAAAACAAGGTATTCCTTCTTCATTTAATTTGATTTTACCTTGAAAATCTAATTCATTAGGGTCATTAACAAAATTGTGCAATTCCTGAATGTTATTTGTTATTGGAGATTCTAAAATATTTCCATCTTTATCTTCATATTTTTGTCCTTGATATTTTTCAATTTGAGCTTCAAGAACTTTTATTGTTCCTCTTGTATCTGCCAAAGCATCGTGTGCATTTTCTAATTTTTCATTACAATAAAATCTAACAGCCGCCCTCAATGTTCTTGGTTCCATTTTATGGAATATTCTTTGTGCGTCTATACATTTTCTTTCTGTCATATCTAATTGTATACCACACCTTTCGAATTCTTCCATTAACAACGGAATATCGAACCTATTAGAATTATACCCACAAAAATCAGAATCTCCAATAAGTTCAAGAAGTCCTTTCGCTATTTTTGAAAATTCCGGCTCATTTTTAACCATATCATTAGTTATGCCGGTAATGTCAGTTACTTCTTTTGGTATTGGTATTTTAGGATTTACATACCTACATCTTTCCAATGGAGGTCTCCCATCAGCAAAATATTTAATTATTGCTAATTGAATAATCCTGTCTTTTGATACTGATAATCCTGTTGTTTCACAATCTAATACGATTAAATCTTTTTCTAATTTTAATTTCATCTTTAATTTAATTTATAAAATTTTCTTGTTTTGAATTGTTGTTTTTCAATTAACACATTTCTACTTCTAATTTTTAATATTATAGATTTAAGACTATGAATTATAGCATCTACAGTTTCGCCACGTACAAATCCAGCAATCGAACATCCACTAGCAACATATGCTCCATACTCTAATGAAGAAAGATGTTTTTCATCTTCATTCTCTTCAAGACGTGTTTCATAATCAAAAAACCGAATAAATTTATTAACAACAATTATATATTCATCTTCATGTGTAATTGATATTTCAAATTTTTCGTAGTCGGATAAATCTTCAAAAGTTTTTCTTGGAATACAATAATGGGCAAAACTGGCTTGTATAGACATTCCAAACCCTTCTCCTAATTCTATATAAGAATTCATAGCGTGAGAATTTTCAACTCTTTCAGAAGGACTATTAAAACTTGAAAATAAATTTTCAGTTATCTTACGTTCTTTTATAAGAGAAATAAATTCATATCTATTTTTTTGTTTTTTCAATAGGTTTAACAATTTTACAGCTAAAGATTCAGCCATTAATTCTAATTTATTTAATTCAAAAGAAGTCTTTAAGTTTTTATCTTTTTTATCATTAATTTTCACACCAGGATATATAGATAAGCTAAACTTTAAAATACCTTTATTGATTTTAAAGACCTTTTGTTCATTAATAAATCCATCCCAAATATACGAATTTTCTTTTTGTTTCCAATTTATCAATCCAGTAGAATGTTCTTTTAGATATTCTAATTCGTTAGAAAACTTTATTTTTTTTAATTGCTGTTCTTTTTTCCTTTTTGCTCTCTTTATTTGTCCTTGTATTTCTTCTTCTTTGATTCTTTGATTGTATTTTTCTCTATTATCCATTTTTCATTTAATGCTTTATAGTGACTTTTTATTTTATCTAAATTCCAATTTTCAACTACATTTGAACGAAATTCAACTTCATCAAAATTTACCCAAAAATATATTTTTATGTTATTTTCAAAAACACAAACATTAATTTTATTTGTTTCTTCACAAAATCCAACGGCCATAAGTGGCTCATCTAAATTAATTACATTTCCATCATTTAATATTTTTTCTTTTTTTAAGGAAAAATAAGATACATCTACAGGAATATCATCAATATTTTTTTTAGAACTAACATTAAAAAGTATATCTGAGAATTTATTTAAATTCTTACTTTCAATATTTGAAAATAGTATTTTATTAATATCAGGCGTCAAAATGATTTCTTAAAACAGAACTGTTATTACGGCACTTTAAAATCTTCAAAGCCCCATCTTTTATTTGACGAACCCTTTCTCTTGTAAGTTCAAATTTTTCTCCTATTTCTTCTAAAGTCATAGACTGTTGACCTAACAATCCAAAATACATACAAATAACTGATTTTTGTCTTGGAGTTAATCTGTTTAAAACTTTTTCCAAGTCTGACCTCATAGATTCTTTGTTTAAATCACTATCTGGACTTATACTGTCTTTGTTAGGAATAAAATCCATTAAGGTCAACGCACCGTCATCTTCTGTTATTGGAGTTTCTAAGGAAACTGTTCTGCCGGTTATTAACCTTAAGTCTTTAACTTTAATGTCTGTAATATCAAGACCTTCTAAAGCTTCTTGAACTTCATCATCGGTTGGCTCTCTTTCAAGAGTTTGTTCTAACTTAGAAACAGCTTTATTGATTTTATTTATTGATGTTGTTTGATTGCTTGGTATTCTAACTGTTCTTGATTGTTCCGCCAAAGCTTGCATTATGGCTTGACGAATCCACCATACAGCATAAGATATAAATTTAAAACCTCTATTGTTATCAAACTTTTTGGCAGCTTTGATAAGTCCATAATTACCGTCATTTATAAGGTCTGGTAATGGAAGCCCTCTGTTCTGATATTGCTTTGCAACAGAAACAACAAATCTTAAATTGCTTTTTACGAGTTTTTGAAGTGCTAATTCATCTCCGGCGGCGGCTTTGATTGCAACTTCACTTTCTTGGTCATCCTCTAAAAGAGGAATTTTACTAACTTCGTTTAAGTACTTTGAAACAGCTTCTGTTTCTCTATTAGTTATTCTTTTGTTAATTGTTAGTTGTCTCATTAATGATTTGTTTATTTACTTCATTGCAAATATACTAAATCAAAAATTACGATACTAAATTTAATACCAGAGAAAAGTGGATATTAGTTTAAATATATTTTCTTAAAAGTTTAGAACGGCTATGAATTCTAAATCTTCTAATAGCTTTTTCTTTTATTTGTCGAACTCTTTCTGCTGTAAGTTCCATTTTTAAACCAATTTCAGCAAGCGTTAATGAGCTTCTTCCATTTAGACCAAAAAATAATTCTACAATTTCTCTCTCGTTTGGACTTAGCGTAACTAATATTCTTTCGATATCAATTTTAACTGATTCTGTCATCAACAGTGGCTTGTCTGGACTGTATATGTCACTATCATCATCAGAAGATTTCAATACATCCAAAAGAGTTGGAGAACTATCATCATCAGTAATTTCAGCATCATAAGACTGAACTCTTTTCATAGTGTCAATCAAATCAGATATTTCTCTGTTTGAAAGTCCCATTTCAACCATAACTTCTTCATCACTTGGTTGACGCCCTAATGCTTGTTCTAATTTAGAATATGCTTTTAAAAATTTATTTTGAAGTCCTATTTTATTTAATGGAATTCTTATTATTCTTCCATTATCAGCAATATTTTGAAGTATTGTTTGGCGAATCCACCAGACTGCAAACGAAATGAATTTAAACCCTCTAGTTTCATCAAATTTTCTTGCAGCCTTAATAAGGCCTAAATTTCCATCATTAATTAAGTCTGGTAAAGATATTCCACGATTTTGATATTGTTTAGCCACAGAAACAACAAAACGTAAATTAGCATGAACTAATTCTTCTAGTGCTTTTTCGTCGCCGGCTCGTATTTTAGGAGCTAATTCAATTTCCCTAGCTTGGTCTATCATAGGTATTTTTGATATATCAGCAAGGTATTTTTCAACGGCTAAAGAACTTCTATTAGTAACAGATTGCGTAATTTTTAATTGTCTCATATCGGTTTAAGAATTTTGTTGTGTAATACATTAAACGATATTTTATGATAATTGTTACAAAAATTATTTTGTAGCTAAAAAAGCAAGTCTATCTCTTATTTTTGCGCAAAATTCAAAATTTTCCTTTTCTAAAGCTTTGTTTAACAGTGAATTTAGAAATTCAACACTGGTAATCCTTTCTATGTTTTGACTAAAAGCATCTTCTATTTTAACACTACTATAACCACTTAAAGGTTCATCTTTATTGTTTGTTTTTTTAGGTTCTGGATAATAAAAAAAATCAACTGACCCAGAGTTTGCGTTTTGTAATATGTTTTGTAAAATTATATCTTGTTCCTCAAAACTTAATTTATTAAACCTCTCAAATTCTTCTTGCTCTTTTTTAGAAACTTCAATTTTTGCGTTTTGATATTCGTCACACATATGTTCTATTTCTTTTGGAAGAGCTGTGTTTTTTATTCTTACAGAAATAGTGTTTTTTGTGTTTTTAGTAGATACATTTTTAATATCAACCTTTCTAGTTGCTATAAGAAAACATCCCGTAACTTCATGAATAAGACCAAGCCTAAAAAAAGGCTCTGGGTAATCAGATTTTCTTTTATTAATATGTTGTATTACTTTATCTTGTTCATTTAATAAACCTTCAACATCTACAATAAAATCATCATTAGGAAATATTTTTGTATAATCTATTTTGTCGGCCATATTAATATATTCTAAAACAATAAAATAATTAAGATTTGATAATGAATTTATCCTCGCGATACCTTCCTCGCCGCCTTTGTTTTTTAATTCGGAAAATTTTACTTCAACTGCCTTATATTCTTCCACTAAAGATTTTGCTCTCTCAAATGAAACCTTCTTGATTATTTTCATTTTACAAGAATTTATTAATAAATATGTTGAAAAAGTGTCGATTACTTGTTCCAATCTAATTGTGCAAAAAAAGATTTAATCGTATTAAACGATTCTTCATCAAATGATTTTGTTACAGGTTTTGCACCGTTTTCATTTGACGTAAAGGTTACAGATAAAAATTTTGTTTGTTGGCCTTTTTCTCTAAAAGTCACCAAATCTATTTCAAACATACCACTTTCAGCATCTGACAAATGTAAATACGTAGTTTTTTCATTGTTGTTTATATCACTTTCCATCCTAATAACGTTTTTGTTAAATTTAAACTTTTTTTTAAAAAAGTAAATAATTTAAAAAGAAAGTGTATTGTAAAATCCAAAATTTACTTTTGAAGTGGCGTAGCGTGTTGATACAGTAGTGGTCGGCATAAAATTACCTACTATTTGAGGAGTTTCAAACAAAGTAATATAAGGAGCAAAAACATAACCAGCCTCAAAAATTTTAGAACCTTTAAGATTTATTTCTTTTTCAAAAAGTACAGAACGAGTTAAATTATTCTCATTTATTTTTTCTACTTTAGTGTGATATCCTATGAAGCCCATTTTTTCAATTTAACAAAAGCTGTAATTATGTTGTTTTCAGTGTCAAAATTTAAGTTCTTAATTTTAAGCTTATTTTGCAAACTTATATTAAATTTTTTTTCTAAAAATTCATAAGAATAAGTTTTTTCAAAAACTTTTTCCATCATAGCTTCAATTTCAACTTGAGCCTCTATTCCCCAATTTGAAATTTCCCTGCCCAATTCTTTAGTCCAATCCAATGTTAATTTTACAAATAAATTTCCAACTCCATCTTCTTTTTTTATAACATCTCCAACTTTATTTTCCCACACAAACAGACCGGAACTGTCAATATAATTCCATTTTTTATGTTTTTCAAATATAATATATCTAGAATTAATCATCATTTTTTTTATTTACTTCAAAAACAATACTCGTGTTTCCATTATAAGAAATAATTTGATTTTTTTTAGAAAGTAAATATCCTATTGGATATTTATATATCTTTTCTATCAAAACAACTCTTTTCAAAAGAGTAATAGTGTTTTTCAATATCATCTTTTTTTAAAATCAATCAAAGAATCAAGTGTTTGCAATAATGACTTTCTTGTTATACTCCAATATTTTCTCATTCTGTAATAAAAATTATTTAAATTTTCTTCTTTTTTTTCAAAAATTACAAACCTAGATTCTCCATAAACAATAAAATCATAATCATCCGGTTTGTTTACAAAATCATTCATTTTATCTAGTATCATAATCATCCAGTTTATTTAATATTGGATTCTATTATCTTGTCTTTGCTTTTGAATGCTTTTTCTTAAAGGAATTACTAATTCTTCTATTTGTTTTAATTTTTTTCTAGCTCTAGTTGCCGCAGCATTGTTTTTTGTTTTTCCTATGAATTTATATAATTCACTTTCAGCTTCTAATAAAAGTTTTCTTATTTTTTGATACTGCTCATCTATATTGTGGTCGTCATAAAACATATTAATAATTTTTTATTTAACATTTTCATCATTTTCATTCACTTTAGACTCTATACTTTTTAAGTGTTTTTCTATATTTTCCATAAGCAATTTAGTTCTGTGATTTACTGCTGCATTGTTTTTTTGTAATTTGTTTACAACAGTTTTTTTACCACTTCCTAATTCTTCTGCTAATGGTTCTTCAATTGGTTCATTACCTGCATCAGCACTAGGTTCTGTTCCGGCATCAAGACCTGTTTCTCCACCTAAATCTCCGCCAGCATCAACACCAGCATCATCTAACCCTCCTTCTGTATCCATACCACCAAGACCTCCAGCACCCATTCCTAAACTACTGCTAATTCCTCCTCCAGCACCTGCATCTCCACCCATATCTCCGCCACCTTGGTCTGCATTTTTAGCAGCACCAGGAACATAGCCTGGTTTTCTAAACTTTTTATCAAGGTCTTGGAATATTCCAGTTTCCATATATTCATCTGGTGCACCTTCAATTTCAGTAAACATTTTACGTTCAATTTTTTTCTGTCTGATAATTTGTTTAATTTCATTTTCAGAGAATCCCATAATGTATTGCATTGCCCAAGTATATGAAACTGGAGATGTTGCATCATTAGTAAACATTGCTTGAAACACTTCCATTCTTGCCTTCATTGTTTCCAACTTAAGCAACTCTTGTTGTGTTGATGGGTTTGTTAATGTGATTTGGAAATTATCAACATCATCTTCAAGACCTAAGAAATATAAATGTATATTAGCAATTCTTCTTAATTCTATAACTAAAAATTGTTGAAGTCTGTTAATTGTTCTTGAAAATCTTAAATCTGCCTGAGAAAGCGCTGAGCCTCCAGGCATAGTTTCTGCATAATTTAAATATGGTTTAGGAACTTTTAATGCTGCAAATAATTTATTTTGTAAATATTCAATATCTGCTATTTCTCCTAAATTACTTGCTCCAGGCAATGTTTCTATTCTAGAACTTTTATCTCCTCTTACTGGTAAAAAATAATCTTCTTCATAAGTAATTGGACTATATTTTAAATTAATATTACCAGTAGATGGATTAACCATAGGCGCTTTTTTTACTTGAGCCTTTGCTTTTTCCATATATTGAGGCACATCAGCAGGGTCAATGTTTCCAACTTCAATAAAATAAACTCTTCTTTCAGGAGCACGTACACATCTATATACCAACATAGCATCTTCGGCTAATTGTAATTGTTTCCACAATTTTCTTGCCGGTTCTAAAACTGAACGTCCATATGGTAAACGATTACTGTCTGACAATAATCTAAAATGTGCAACTTGCCATTCTTCAAAAAATATATTACCAGTATCCCATCTAAATCTACTTTTTCCTAATGTGTTATCCGGCAAATCTTCTCTATGAATTTCTGCTACAGGCAATTGTAATATATCGTAAACTCCTGAATTTTGGTCAATTTCTAATTTCAGAAATAAATCACCAAACTTCAATAATTCTCGTGTCCAAAAACCAAGATTATAATTTACATTCAAAACATTATAAAACAAATCTTGCAATGTTTTTTTAACTCTAGAGTTTTCTGTGTAAACCGATAAAATTTCTCCTCTTTCATTTTTTGTAACACACTCATCTGCTAATATGTCAAGTGCTGCCGATACTTCTGGAGACATATCCATAGCTCTATAATCTTGATAAGAAGTAAATCTATCTGCCTCATAATATAGTGACCTAGAATATAAATCTTGTAAAACTTTAGAAGATTGTATATCTAAAAATTCTTGTTGTTTTTGTTGTTTAGATGCAAATGGATTATTATTTGCAGGTGTATTCAACAGTATATTTTGGTCAATATTTTCCTTGTCCGGACCACGACCTCTTCTTAGAGCTTTGAAAACTCCAGCAAATATACTATCATCGTATTTTTCAGCCATTTTTATCTATTTTTATATATTACAAATTAATTAGACTATATCAAAAAGTCAACGATTATCCAGAGATTGGACCAAATAACCAACCTAAATCGTTTGGGTTCTGTACGTCTTTTTTTACTTCTTTTTCTGTGTTTGTTGGCAGTCCTGAATTATTAGAACTGTAACTAATTGAATCTAACATTGCCTTAAAAAATTCTTTACTTCTGAACACGTTATCAAATTCAGTATCTCTCATAAACAAAGCTATTGCAAATGCAAAAATAAGGTCATCATTATATCCATCAGCATGTTCTGGTCTATCTCCTTTATGAATAAAAGTTCTAAATTCAGTTAGTAATCTTCTAGAGTTTATTTTTACTTGAGTTTCTCTCATATATTTTGCTAAACAACTCATAAGCAACGGTCTTGTTTTTGATGTTGTTTGAAAACCTGGTATTTCACTATCTTGGTCGAAAAAATCAACTCCACCATATCTAACATATATTTTTTTAATAGATTTAGAATGGTGAATTTTATCAGAAGGATATCTTGACACATTTTTAAGTGCCAATGTAGTTACTAACCCATGATTATTACCTTCTATGGCAACAAAAGCCATATTATAATCAACAGCAACTCTGTATACTAATTCTGCAAATATGTCTGGAGGAATCTTTCCTTGGTATTCTGCTACTTGAGTAAGAGTGTCTGCATTAATTACTTGTAAAGTAGAAAAATCAGCACTATCACCTCTTGCTACATCACCGCCAATAATATAATTTGCTTTTGATTGAGGTTTTTCCCATACGTAAAAATTAGTATGTCTTTCAACAAACTTTTCTCCAATTTCTCTGAAATCATAATAACAAATTGGTTTTTTATCAACACAAAGACTTTCATATTTATCTATTATCCAATTTTCTATAACAACAGCAGAAGAACCTTCAAATGATAAATCTAATTCTTGTGCAATTTTTATTTTATCATATTTTAACAAAGCACATTGCTCTTCATACCAAGGACTCCACCAATATTTTCTTCCATGTTCATCAACTCTTTCTTCTGCATTTTTCGCATAATAAGGATGTCTATTCCAATGCACTTCAGTTCCAACAAAAGCTTTTTTATCAGTTTTTTGTTTTTTTATAGTTTCTGTCCAAGTTGCATGATAAAGTCCGCCAGTTCCATTAGGGGTCGAAATCATAATACATTTAGCACTTTCTGCAGATAACGCCAAACCAGCAGCCATCCAAATTTCTTCTGCATTTTCTATAAATGCAGTTTCATCAAGAATTAACATTGTAAGCGTTTCTCCACGTCCAGCATTACCCCCTGAAGCTACTGCCTTGCACCAGCTACCATTAGAAAAAATAATTTGTTGGGTATTGTTTGTAGGAATTTGGTCTGGCATTAGGAATGCCGGTAAATAATCTAGAAACTGTTTAACTGATGCTAAAAACCGTCTTGCACCTGCTCCATCATTAGCTACAATTAAAATTCTTTCATTTTCATTAAATAGCATTTTCCAACAAACATAACCTGATGTTATAACAGATAAACCTGTTTGTCTAGATTTAAGAATAATATTATTTTTGTTTGCTTCGTAACTTTGAACAACTTCTTTTTGATATTCAAAAAGATTTAAAGGAGCAATTGTACTTTTTGTTATATCAAATATGTAACCGTATGTATTTAAAAAATAAATAGGGTCACGAGCACACTTAATAAATTCTATAGTTTCTTGCTGGGTCATTTTGACAATTTTGTTTCCATAAATAGCTTATTTTTATGCTTTTTTATAGAAAAATCAACTATTTTCCCTAGAAAATGAATATGCAAAAAAGTTAACAGAAATATTTAACTTTTCATCCAAAATAAATGTCTTGTTTATTTTGCAACCTTTTAAAGACATAATAGGTTTATATTCTGTAAAATCCAATTTAAAAAAATACATATCAACACCTTTTGTATTCAATATGTTTTCACTTGATTTTTCAATCCATTTATAAAATTCTTCAGAACTGTTATTGTCTATTGAATCTATTATTTTAATATTAATAGGTTCAAAATTTTCTGTAATACAATCTAAATGGTCAATATATATATTCGAACTTATTTCAGGATGAAAATCTACAATTAATAAAGATTCTTTATTTGATTCATAAGAACAAAATTTCATTCCTAAAAAACCTTTTTTAGTTAAATCTATATATTTTTCACTTAAAACTTTTCTTGTATTTACAATTTTACAACCCAACATACACAGTCGCTCCTCCGGCTAATTCATTATCGGATTTTACAACATAAGTTTGAGATACATAAACAACATCAGTAGTATTATTTAATAATCTAAATTGGTGATATCCATATGTTGACGAAGAAAACGAAACACTAAAAATACCTGTTGTTGCATCAATTGAGCCAAGTGATAATGTTACGGCCGTACTAGATGTTCCGTTTATATAAAAAGAAGAATCAAATGTAGCACCTGAGATTGGATTACCATCTTGGTCTAAAGACAAAACAGTCTCATATATAGTTTCACCGGTTCTAATGTCCATTTGATATAAATATGATTTAAATAATTGTTTATATCTATAAAAATGACATATTAATTAATACTTTATTCAAAATATCCATTAATTGTTACAAAACCTCTATAAAACAAACTTGCTGTTTGCAATCCGGTTGGAATTCTTAAAATAACATGACAATAAGTTCCAGCTTCAACAATTAATGGAACTCTTCCTGGTTCAAATTCTATTCTTGGCATTGCCACAGTTCCTATTGCAGTCGAAGCAGATATTGATTGTTGTCCCAATGCTATTCTTCTTGTTGCTTTTGTTCCTAAATCAACAGAATCTTGTTCTAACAAAGAAACATTCGTTCCTCCAACTCCTAAACTCCATTGAAATAATGTTGGAGAAGCTCCCATAGCCGCTCCTGTTGTATATAAATCTATATATACATTTTGAATAACAAGTGTTTTTCCTGGTATTGAAGAAGTTCCGGCTGGATTTAAATAAGCAAATAATGCATAATCAGTTTCAGAACCTCCGGATGCTACAATATTAAACTCTCCACCTAAAGTGGAATAAGCAGCTGTTGTATTGGTTGCAGTAGCAACAATAGGCGCTGTATTATTAACTAAATTTGCTGTTGTTGTGCCTGTTACTTTTGCTGCTTGACCATCAGGAGATGCTATGGATGACTGACCATTTAAAGACATTGTAGTTCTCCAATCTCTATTTAGTTTTAAATCTCCAAATAAAACATTCCATCTTGCTATATTAAATTGTATTGCCGATGGCACAGTTCCTCCACTATTATAATTTCTAGCGAAAAGTGGTAATGAATTTGGTAAAGATGTTCCTCCAGTAAAAGAAGGTAAAACTATTTTAGAAACTATTACATCATCAATCCAAAATTCTACATCATTATCATTTATGGCTAATAAATAATCATATAATACTCCAGACAACGGCGTAAAAACATCTACGTTTGTAACTTCATAAGTTCTTTTAATAACAACCGCATTTAAAGTTCCAGCTGATGCTCTAAAAAAACACCCATCATATGGTCTTTCTGTGCCATCAAATAAGCCAAGTCCAAATTCAGTCACACTATTTGTTTGAAGTGTTTCAGAAAATTTTGCCTTTATATTAACATACATAGGAGCTACCATATAAATCGGAAAATATTTAAATGTTTGTATTGCAGATGATGTTCCTGCTGAAACATCGTCTCCGGCATTTAAATTTAAAAATCCATTAGCAACAGTAATTGTTTGAGTCGTTGCAGATACTTTATATTTTGTATTATTTATTACAGAATGACAAAAAACGTCATCCCATATTGGTTTTTCTAAATTTCTATTTGTTCTATAATCTTGAGTAACATATAAAGGCCTAATTGTTTTTGTTCCGTATACACTTCCATCATCTGCTTCTATAACAACAGAAGCATAACTAATATTAGATGTTATTCCAGTATTTAAATTAACTGTTAAACCGCTTAAATTTGTAGCATCAACTTCTGATGTTGAATGTCCTCCTTTTATTGAAATACTCATAATAATTTATTCAAAATATCCATTAATTGTTACCATACCTCTATATACTTCAGTTGCTGTTGCTGTAGCGGTTGGCATTCTTAAAATGACATGACAATACGTTCCAGGCTCTACCATTAACGGAGATAAAAATTGGTTATTAATAGTTGGTGTTGCCATTGCTCCTACAGCAGTACCTACAGGCATTGTTTGTATACCCATTCCTAATCTTCTTGCAGCTCTCGTTCCTGCTGCAACGGAATCTGCTGTTAATAAAGAAACTGCTGTTGCTCCAACTCCTAAGCTCCACTGAAATACAGTTGCTGTTGTAGCAACAGCAACTACTGTATTATACACATCTACTCTGAACCCTGTTATTACAAGAGTTTTTCCTGGTATTGCAGAAGTTCCGGCTGGATTTAAATAAGCAAATAATGCATAATCAGTTTCAGCTCCAGCAACAGCAGCAAAAGAAAAGTTTCCACCTAAAGCTAAAGGGCCATAACCTGCAGTTGTATTAGACAAAGTAGCTGGAGACGGAGCTCCATTGTTTGCAAGATTTGCCGTTGTTGTTCCTGAAATGTTTGCTTGAGCAGCTTGCCCATCTGGTGCACTTATAGAAGATTGTCCATTAGTTACCATTGTAGTAGCCCAATCTTTTCCACTGTCCATATCTCCCATAGTAATGCCTAGTTGTGCAACATTAAATTGAACTGCTGTTGTTGGTACACCATTATTATAATTTCTTAATAAAAGAGGGAGTGAATTTGATAAAGAAGGTCCTCCTAATCCTAATGGAGTTGATAATTTACCTACAATAGAATCATTAACCCAAAAAGTACATATATCTTGTCCTACAGTCATTGCAAAATGATATACAGTACCTGCTGTTGGTGTAAAGTTTAAGGATGTTGTTGTTTCTGCACCAGCAGAATTTATAACACCAATAAGCACTCCTCCAACTGCTCTAAAAAACACACCATCTGTTGGGGCTGCTGTTGTTGCTGCATATCCTAAACCAAACTCAATAACACTACTAGCTTGTAAAGCTGCAGAAAATTTAGCTTTACAATCAAAATATATAGGATAAGTATTAAAACACGAAAATGTTTTAAAAGTTTGGACTCTTGCAACGTTACCATTAGCTGTTGCATTACCAGCATTTAAATTTAAAAATCCACCAGCTATAGTAACAGTCATAGTTGATGTTATAGAAAGATATTTAGCATTATTAATAACAGCATGGCTAAAAGTATCTTGCCATAAAATTTTATCAATGCCAGTTCTAAGTCTATAATCTTGAGACACATCCATTGGTCTAATAGTTCTAGTTCCATATAATAAACCATCATCAACTTCTCCAACAGTAGCCACATACCCAGCTCCAGATAAAACTGTTGGTAAATTAACTTTTAAATTATTATCTGAATCTACGTCAGCTAATATATTTGAAATACCACCTTTTATTATTATACTCATTTTATTATTTTTTTAATTGTTTTATTTATAAATACTGTTAATTTTTAATTTATAATTTTATAGAAAACAGTATATGCTCCCCAAGTATCATTTGTTGCATATCCATTTAAAGTAAACCCAACACCATCTACTATATCACTTTGACTAAATGTTAACCCTTCTATAATGGCTTCTTCTAAATTTGGATGATTTGTAGAAGCAGATACTCTAATTGCAATTGTAGATTGAGAAGTAACATTAGCATTAGTAACAGCAGTTGATGTAAAGCTAGTTTCTCCACTAGTTAAAGCATTAAAATTTAATGTTGTTATTCCAGTAAATGCATGTGCAATACCTGTCAAATTAGTGCCATCACCATAATACGTAGTAGCACTTATTGTAACAGCAGTTAGTGAAGTAGCGCTAAAAGCTGCAAAAGAACCTACTCCAGATAATGTTAAATTATTAAAAGACGGAGAAGGTACTACATTTACAGTCGGGGCATTTGCAGTGCCTCCAGTAGTTGTGTTTGAACCCGGTTGTACATAAGTTGAAGCTCCAGGACCAGTACCTAATGGGGTAAATATAGAATACAAATCAGTGTTCCCGCTAAATATCGTGCCACCACTTAATGTTGTTGCACTAAATGCTATTGCAGCTCCAATTCCTGAAAGAGAAATGTTATTAAATGATGGAGATGGAACTACATTTACAGTTGGTGAAGACGCCGTTCCTCCAGTAGTTATATTTGAGCCTGGTTGTACATAAGTAGAACTTCCACCAACACTTCCAAGAGGAGCAAATATAGAATATAAATCAGTGTTCCCACTAAATATCGTGCCACCACTTAACGTGGTTGCACTAAACGCTATCGCAGTTCCAATACCTGAAAGAGAAATATTATTAAATGACGGAGACGAAACTACATTTACAGTTGGAGCATTTGCTGTTCCTCCAGTAGTTATATTTGAACCCGGTTGTACATAAGTTGAAGAACCTGCTCCTGAATAAGCTGTTTGTAAAAATATAGAATATAAATTTGTGCTTCCCGAAAATATCGTGCCACCACTCAACGTCGTTGCGCTCAATGCAGTTCCGTTTACAGTTCCCGTAAAGGTTGCACCACTTAAATTTGCTTTCGTTGCAAGTTG